AATGCGCTTACGGCATTTAGGCTGATCGCATGTCGCAGTGTGGGCGTAGCCGATCGGCCGCCCCAGATCGTCCTCTCCGCAGTTCGCCCAGCCCATTTAATCTCATCGCCCGCTGATCAGGCGTTCGAGCGACTGGGCCTGCACCATCCGCCGGCCGCCGGGGACCTGGATCGGGGTCAGCACGCCGCGCTCCAGCCAGCGGTGGATGGTGCTGGGGTCGCGGCCGGTCATCTTCGCGGCTTCCGAGATCCTATAGGCGACGCGCTTGACGTTGGGCTTGGGCAGCTGGGTCATTGGGGCAGGTCCGGGTAGATCAGGGCGGCGCGCCGGAGCCAGAGCTTCTCGAGCTCGATCTCGGCGCGATCGAGATCCTCGATCCGCGGGCCGGGTTCGTCGGCGGCCGTAACCGGTACGACAGATGTGGGGGCGACCGACGCGGGCGTCTGCAGCGCCACCCGCGTCAGCGCCGGCCTCATCGACGCGCGCGGGGGCGCCACTGCCGCGCAACGCTGAGGCCAGGGGTAATGCCAGATCGAGTGAAGCCGGCAGGCGAGGGCCGGATCGGCCGCCAGCATGAGCGCGAGCGCCAGACTGAGACGGATCATGTCCCCTTCTCCTTCAGGAGGCGGACCGCTTCTCTGACCTGGCGCAGTGCTACTTTGCCGAACTCTGGGATGCGGAGAAGTTCAAAGTCTGAGGCTGCGTCGAGGTCGCCGGCGGTCTTCCAACGGTCGGTCTTAAAATATTTCCCGTCTCGCCACTCGGAGCTGTCGTTCTCGAGCGCGTGCTTCCCGCGAGCGAGGAAAGGAAGGTCCTTGATCGGAGTGTCGGAGGCCCAGACGACTGGTTCGCGTGGCGCCAGCTCGCCCGCCAGGCAAAGCAAAAGGTCAGCCCCGCAGCGAGGACACTTCACGGTCATGGCCGCCCCGCTGGTTCAAACCCCCGGCGGGCCAGCGCCGGCGGACCTGGCGCGACCTTGGGTGGCGGCTTCTGATCCTTGCCGTGACGCCACCAGGCCCTGCGCTTGCCCGGCCGCACCAGGAGCAGCGCGCGCTGCTCGCGGCGCTTGGCCTCGTTGATGTCCTCGTTGTCGCGCTTGGTCTTCGGCGGGTGGCAGACCGCGACGCAGAGCAGCTGCCCGTCGGCCGGGGTGAGCTTGCGCTTCAGGTCGGCCTTGGGGCGCATGCCCTCGGCCAGGATGTGGTCGATCTGATAATCGGCGCGCCGCTTGCACCAGAGGCCGCAGCGCTCGCACTTGATCTTGCCATCGGCGTCTGTGGCGCGGGTGACGATCGCCACCTGGTCGGCGACGGTGAACTCGCGGCGCGCGGTCCTCATGGCGGGGGAAGCTCCCAAAGCTTTCCGATCCATTGCTTGGGGATCTCGCGCCGTCCGCTCTGGCGCATGTTTTCCAAGCGCCATTTGCCATCGCGGCGGCTTTTGCCGACGAGCTGATAGCTCGGCAGGATGGTCCCGTTGATCCAGGCAAGATGGATGTGGCCTGGGTTGGCTTCCGCTTCGCTGACGACCTTCCACTCGGTCATGGCTCGTCGAATGCCTTCAGCAAGCGTGCGAACAGCCGGCCGTTTTTCGTCCGCGGGGCCCGGTGGTAAAGCGCGAGCTCTTCCTCCAGCATCAACTTGAGCGGCTTGCGGCTGTAGACGCCGGGCGAACCGGGGTAGAGCTCCGTCCCGGAAAAGACGATCGACAGCGTATCGGTCAGCGTCTCGTTGTCCTCGCCGTAGAACGAGAACGACAGGTCGCAGTCGGCGATGTCGAACAGGGTCGACAAAGCGTCGTTGTAGTTGACCAGGCGATCCTTTGGCAGCGGCCAGACGACCTTGCCTCTCTCCGCGTCGCCATCGCCGGCCACGTCCTCGCGCAGCGCTTCGACGAGGTCGCAGATCTCCGAGATTATCTCATTGCGGGTCATGGCGGCGCCTTACGCCTCATGGCGCGGTTGATGTGAGCCATGACCCACTTAAGCGAGCAGCCGGCGTCACGGGCCCACAATTCAATCGCGCCGGTGAAGGCCATGACGACAATGCCGTCGTCGTCCTCGCCCGCAATGGCGTCCTGGAGCTTGATTGCCAGTTCGGCGGCTCGCTCATATTCCCCTTCGCTGGTCGGCCGGTATGTGAGCTTGCTCATGCCGCGCGGCTCCCCTTCGGCCCGTGGAACTCGACGCCGTGCCGCGCGCCGTATTCATAGATCCGCTCGAGCATCTCGCTCATCTCGTCCTTCGACAGCTTGGAGCTCCGGAAGCCGATCGCCACGGTGCCCTCGCCGTCGAGCGCAGGCATGAAGGCGATCTGCCTGCCCATCGCCTTCAAAAATGCTGCCTTCCAGGCCTCGGGCTCGTAGTGCTCGCCGCAATGCTCAAGCTGCTCGGAGAGTTGGCTGAGCAGCATCCACATCATCCGGTTCTGGGCGAGCGTGCGCAGGTCGCTGACCAGGTCGATCTGAGACCCGAGCGGGGCGAGCTCGACCGCGCGCAGGATCTCGTCGCGGTTCTTCGCGGTGATGGTGCGGGCGAGCCTCATGGGCGGCCCTCCAGCCACCAGGTCAGGAACGCCATTCGGCAGGTCGGGCAAAGGTCGACGCGCTTGCTGATCCAGGGCTCGTCCGTATAGCCCACCGTGTCAGGGACGATCTCCTCGACCGCAACATTGAACATACGCTTGTGATACGTGATCGGCCCCCGCCATGTGTCGGGCAGCTCGGTCCGGAAATAGCCCTCCGGCTCCGGCTGGCCGTAATCGTCGATCGACCAGGTCGCCGTGGTCTGCCCAGCCTGCCCGCACCGCTCGCAGGTGATGATGGCGACGACCGTTGACGTCATGACCGCTCCGGCGGGAAGACGACGCCCTCGCCCGCCTTCCACAAGAAACAGCAATTGTCGCCGCCGTCGACGATCATCACCCGCTGGACGAGCCCGATCCCGAGCTTGACGGCGACGTTATGTGTGTAGTGGTAGGCGGCGCAGGCCGCCTCGTGGGCGCCGACGTGTTCGCGCACCCAGTCGTGGCTCCCGTCGGCGAAGACCTGCACCACGGAAAATTCGTCGCGCTCGTCGGGCTCGCGGTGATTGAGCGCGGCTGGGTCGTCGCGGTCGGAGCGCGTCTTCCAGCGGTCGTAGTCGCTCATGACCAGCCCCGGTCGCGGTCGAGCTTGTCGTGCGCTTCCTGTCGCTCCTGTGCGGCAGCATCTCGTGCCTCGCGCTCGCAGTCGCGAGCACCGCATGTGTCATGAATGCTGCTGTATTTGTCCCACTCGCCCAAGTCCGCGCCGCAGACCCAGCAGGTATGGCGTCTTACGCGCTTGGGTTTGTCATCGGTCATCATGCGGCCTCCTGCCAGTCGTACTGGGCCTTGAGCTGGGCGAGCTTGGTCTCGAGCTCGGCCAGGAACATCAGGACGCCGGTCTCGAGCTCGCTCATGAGCTCGGGGTCGCGGTGGACGCGCTGGACGAAGAGCTGCATCGGCGCCGGGAAGTCGGGGTTCCACGACACGTAGTCGCACCAGTGGCGCCCAGTGCAGGCGAGCTGCCACTGGATCTGGATCCGGTAGTCGCGCTTGATCTTCTCGGTGAGCAGCGTGTCGAGGTGGGCGGCGAGCTCGGGGCATTTGACCTCGACCAGGCCATGGGCCCCCACCAGGCCGTCAGGCGAGGCGTGGGTGCCGTCGATCAGCGGATGCGGCACCAGGCCAGGCGCCGGCGGCTGCTCGACCCTGGCGTCGTACATGAAGCTATAGGCGGCGATCGCGAGCGGCTGTTTCTCGATGCCGTCGGCCATTGCCTTCGACTGATAGGTTGGGACGGCGACGCCCCTCAGGCGCTCGAGGATCTTGAGCGCCATCAGATTGGCGCGGGTGGCGCTCAGGCCGCTCTGGGTGCGGCGCACCACGTCGGGCACATCGGACGCGCCGATCGAGCCGGTGCGCGCCTGGCGGAAGACCTCGATGGGGACGAGCTCCGCTAGTCGTTCGCTCGCCATACCGATCATGGCTTCGCCTTCTGCGCGAGCTTCTTCTGCTTCAGCCGGATCTGCTCGAGGCCGTTTTGGTATTGCTTGACCGTGAGCTCGGCCAGCGACGTGGCGCCGAGGTGCTCGACGAATAGGGAGACGTCGCTGCCGGTGTCGCGCAGGAGCTGCTGAATGTAGGCGAGCTGGTCGGCGTCGATCCCCGCTTGCCCGGCCTTCACGCCATCGTCGTCGGCGTCCTCGGGCGCATGGCTGACGATCGGCAAGACCGCCAACAGCGAATAGCGGCGTCCGTAGTTTTGGGATGAGCCGGCGGCCTGAACGTCGTTCTTCGATCCGCCGATGTCGTGCTTGAGCACGGTCGTCGCGCGCTCTTCATGGCCCGCGCGATGGCGCAAGATCGCCGTGGTGGCGATCCGCCCGTCGGGCAGCGTCTGGTGTTCGAAGCGGGGGAAGAAGCCGTGCTTGTGGAGCACCGGGAGCAGCGCGGCGAGGATGTCGTCCATCTTCGCGTACTTGGTCGTCTGGATCGGCGTTGCGCCTTCCCGGATCGCGCCGGTGACGGGGTCTCGGTCGGCCTTGGAATAGACGACGAGCCGGCCGTTGCGGTCGATCGTCGGCAGATCGGACAGCAGCTCGACGAAGGCCTCGGCGTAGGCGATCGAGGCGCGCTGCTTCTCGACCCGCTCCTTCATCGCCATCAGGCCCTCGAGCTTGGCGAGGTCGACGGCGGGATCGCGCGACGCGCGCTCGATCATCGCCAGGATTGCGTCGGGGGGCGTCCCGGAGGAGGTACTCCCCGAGGGGGGCTGGGGGGCGATAAGTTCCCCCTCCGGAACGAGCGGAAGCGTCGTATCGGCGGCGCTGTCCGCCACAGGGGTTGGATCGGCCATGCCGACCAGACTTCCCTATTTGGCACACCGCAGTCAATGGGGGATCGACTGCCGAAAATTTCTTTTTGACAACCCTGTGGATTACTCGCCGTCGCCGCGGTCGAGGAACATCTGTACCAACTTACCTATGCGGCGCTTGTCCTCGGGCGAGCAGCCTGCTGTAAGGTCGTCGAGCGAGAGCTCGCCGGGCGGGGAAAAGAATTGCGCCGGCGTGATCTTGAGCGCCGCCATCAGTCTGAACTGCATCTCGAGGTGGATGCGTCTGTCGCCTGTTTCGTAACGAGAAATCACGCTCGCAGCGGTGCCGACCATCGCCGCCAAGTCCGACTGGAGGAGGCCGCGATGCTCGCGCCATTCGCGCAGATAATGTCGGTATGGCGTGTCGTGCGAGGTTCTTACCATATTGGTAATGTACCAGTGTTCTGTCGCCAAAACAAGTGTCACTTGGCCTGGCCAGCCGCCCCCTGCGCCCCTCTTGCGTCCGTGTACCAAATGCGCATTTATCGCGGGTCATGAACGAGCACGCCATTCCCGGCCGAGAGCGGATGCAGCTCATCCGAGCGCGTGAGCGCCTGGGGCTCTTCCAGCATGAACTGGCCAGAAAGATCGGCGCGTCGCCGGTCACCGTCTCCCGCGTCGAGACCGGCGTGAGACATCCCTCGCTTGCGCTGATGCAGCGTTGGGCGAAGGCGCTCGGGCCCGATGTGTCGCTCGACATTTTCTGGGTGTCCTACGCCAAGCCGCGGAAGCGCCGCGCCCGCTCGCCCGAACCAGCGGCTTGAACCCATGCCGATCTGGCGGAGACGGCCCATGCTGCCGCCGTTGGAGAAGGCCGTTCAGGCGGCCGTCGTCGACCATTGGCGCTGGTTCGGCAACGCTGAGACCTTGGTCGCCGCCATCCCGAACGCGGGCGCCATGGGCCAGCCAGGCTTGACCCCAGGCCTCGCCGACCTGGTGGTGCTCGGCCGCGGCCTTCCCGGCCGCATCCCTGTTGGGTTCATCGAGCTGAAAAGAACCCCGCGGTCGGTCGTCACCGACGACCAGCTCACCTTTGCCGAACTTTGCCATTCGCTGGGCGTGCCGCACGAATTTTGCGTCGGCCGCGACGAGCCGATCGCTGTTCTCGAGGCCTGGGGCCTCGCCAGGAGGGCTTTGGTATGACCTATGCGGTTCACCCCGCCGCAGCGCTGTTTCCGATGATGAGCGAACCAGAGCTCGCTGACCTTGCGGCCGACATCAAGGCCAACGGCCTCATCCATCCGATCGTGCTCGGCGCCTGGAAGGACGAGGCCGGTGATCCCGTCGAAGGCCTGATCGATGGCCGCAATCGCCTCAAGGCCTGCGAGATCGCTGGGGTTGAACCGAAGTTCGCCAAACTTAACGGTGCTGATCCCCTCGCCTACATCGTATCCTCCAATGTCGAGCGCCGCAGCCTGACCGCGGGCCAGAAGGCGATCGCGACGGCGCTCATCTGGCCGGAGCCTGAGAAGGGCGGACGCGGCAAGAAAACGGTTAAAACTTTTAATAGTTCCGAACGGGTGATGCTCTCCACCGCCCGCGTGATCGTTCACTGGTCGCGCGATCGCGCGCTTGAAGTCTTGAACGGTCTTCCGTTCGATGTGGCGCTCAAGGAAGCCAAGGACGCAGAGCGGACCAGGCTGATCAACGAGGCGCAGACCACCCGGCTGCGCAACGAAGCACCGGATCTCGCTGAGGCGGTTGAGCGTGGCGAGCTGACGCCGCTCGATGCGACAGCCAAGCTCGATGGGCGCCTCGAGCTTGCGCGACAGGTCAAGGAAAACCAGTGGCGCACCATGATCGACCTGACCCAGTCCGGCTATTCGAGCCTCTCTGGGTGGGTTTCCGATGAGTTCGCCGCCCGCGTCCACGCCTCGCTGGAGGATCCCGCCTTCGTCACCCAAATGGCGTTCCTCGTTCGGCTTGAGGCCAAAAAGATCAAAGACCTGGCCCATGGGCTCGACAACCTGGTCAGCGTCCTGGGCGCCCTATCGGTGAAGGGAGGAGGAGACAAGTGAAAACCACCAAGCTCAACGGCCTGCTCCGCGCCGAAAAGGAAAACTATCTCCGGGAGCGGGGCAAAAAAGGCGGCAAGGCGCCCGAGTTCATCACCCTCGTCGACACCAAGTTTACTCACTTCGAGACCTACGTACGGGAGGCTCTGGCGTCGGCCGCGCGTGAAATCTGGGAAGAGCAAGAGAGTTCGGGCGGGAACGGCAAAGATCCCGTCATGTTCGTCGACTTCGAACTGCCTCGCTATCTGACCCGTCGGTCGTTGGGGAGCGTCCTCGATTACGAGAAGGTCCACATCGACGCCGCGACGCTGCGCGACTTCGACTCCGACACTAACGTCAAGATGCGCAAGTCGATCGAGAGCAGCGCCAAGCTCGCGCGGCAGATGAAGGCTCTAGACGAGGCAATTCGTCGCGCCGGAGGCGACATGGACGTGCTTCTGCGGGACGTCGGCGACGCCGCATGACCAGGGAGGAAACGATGTCAACCGCAGAGCTCGTGAAGAAGCTGATGGACGCCGGCGCCAATTCGGACGTCGTGCAGATCTGCCTCGAGGCGATCGAGGAGGCGACCACGCCGAAGAAGCGGATCCGCGACCGCAGGACGCAGCGCAAGCCCCAGGTGGTAAACCTCGAGCGCTGAGCGGTGGGTGTGTTGGGGCTCATCGTCGCCTTCGTCCGCATGATGCTCGGAAAGGGCTTGTCGATCGAGCAGGCGTTGATGGCGGCTGAAATGATCGAGGACAGGGAAAGTTCTCAGATCGGCGCGCGAAGAGCAAACGATCGAGCGCGCTCAGCCAAGCATCGGGAGAAGGTCGCGTCACGTGACGTCACGTTAGGTCACGTGACGCAGCAAGCCATTGAAAAGAAAGGCCGTCACGTGACGTCACGTGACGGACCGGCCGTCGCCTC